GCAGCGGCGGCGGGGCGTGCTGTGAACCCGGGGTGGGTCGCGCCAGAAAATCGACCATTCGTCCAAGACCCCACGCGACCTCTGCGCGAGTTTCCGTCGGGTTTCCAAGAAATCGTGAGGGCCTGAAAATGGGCAGACGAGGCCCACTACCCGACCCAACTTCACTCCGGTCGGCAGACGGCCGGAATACGCTCCGGAAGGCCGCTTCGAGTGAAGTGGAGTCGGTTACTCCCCCGGGCCACGTGACCGCCCGGCCGGCCGCCCTGGCGTTCTGGGAGGCCCACGCCCCCACGCTCGCCGCCGAGGGCCGCCTCCGGCAGATCCACGCCGAGCTCCTGGGGCAGCTGTGCCACCTGCACGCCGACATCCGGACCCTCTCGGCCCAGATCGACGCCGAGGGATGGATCACCGCGACCGACAAGGGCCAGGCCGTGTCGCCGGTCGCCCGGCTCCTACGTGACTCGCGGAGGGACTTCGTCACACTGGCGGCGAAGTTCGGCCTGACCGCCGCCGACGAGGCGAGGCTCCCGGCCGTCGAGGATGCCGATGGCGAAGAAGACGACGACGAGGAAGCCCTCCGCAAGTTCACCGGCTGATCGGCCGGAGGCGTGCCCCGGGTACACGTTCGACATCGAGGCCGCCCGCCGGCCGGTCGAGTTCATCGAGCGATTCTGTCGCGTGCCCTCGGTCACCGGCGGACCGCCCCAGCCGATGCGGCTGATCGACTGGCAGCGGGACCGGGTCGTGATGCCCCTCTTCGGGTGGCGACGGCCGGACGGCCGCCTCCGCTACCGTCGCGCCGGGATCTTCTGCCCGAAGAAGCAGGGGAAAAGTTTCCTGATGGCCGCGGTGTCCCAGTATCTCCTGACCGCCCACCACCCGATCTCCGACGTGTACCTCGCGGCGGTCGATCGGCTCCAGGCCCGCGAGATCTACCGGGTCGTCTCGAAGTTCGTGAGCGCGTCGCCGCAGCTGGCGAAGATCCTGGAAGTGGTGGACTCGAAGAGCGTGATCAAGAACCGCGAGAACGGGAACGTCCTTCGGTGCCTCTCGGCCGACGCGTACCGGAACGAAGGCCTGAACGGTTCGGTGATCGTGGACGAGATTCACGCCCACAAGAGCGACGAACTGATTTCGGCCCTGACCTACGCCACGCGCGCCACACCGAACGGCGTGGTCCTCGCGATCTCGACGGCCGGCGACAATCGGAACAGCGTGGGCTACCAGTGGTGGCGCGACGCCGAGCTCGTCAGCCGCGAGCGTGGCGGCGACCCCGCGGCGAACCCGTCCTTCTACGGCCTGATCTACGCCGCCGACCCCGACGACGACTTCTCGGATCCGGCCGTGTGGCGAAAGGCGAACCCCTCGATGGGGATCACGTTCCCCGAGGAGGAGTTCGCGGCCGACTACGTGGACGCGACGACCGACCCGAGGAAGATGACGCGGTGGCTCCGCTACTCGCTGAACGTGTGGACGGAGGCAGACGGCCGGTGGTTCACCGGCGACGCGTTCGCCAGCTGCCGGCGGCCCCCGCCGGAGCCACTCGCCGGCCGACCGTGTGTGGTCGGCGTGGACCTGGCGTCGAACCTCGACATGACCGCCGCGTGTTTCCTGTTCAAGGCCGCGGACGGCTCCTACGACGCCGTGATGAGATTCTGGGTTCCCGAGGAGACCGTCGAGGAGCGGGAGCGGAAGGATCGCGTCCCGTACTCGACCTGGATCCGTGAAGGCTGGCTGACGGTCGTTGCCGGCGCGAGGCTCGACCACGACGCCGTCGCCCGGGACATCATCGCGTTCGGCCGGGACCATCAGATCGTGAAGGTCGGGGCGGACCCGTGGCAGGTCGGGCCGCTCGCGACGTTCCTCCAGCGCGAGTCGATCGAGGTGAAGGCGATCGCCCAGACGACCCAGCGGCTGAACTCTCCCTGCAAGATGCTCGAAGGCCTGGTCGTCGAGGGGAAGTTCCGATACGAGTCGCCGATCCTCTTGTGGAACGCGAACCACTGCCTCGTGTACGAGGACACCACGGGGATGATCAAGCCGGACAAGGCCCGATCATCGGAGAAGATCGACGGGCTGTCGGCGGCCGCGAACGCGTTCGCGATGGCGATCGACGCGGCCGACGACCTCGAACCGCCGAGCGAGGACGACTACCGGCTCGTCTCGCTCTGGTAGCGCCGCAGGTTCAAGGATTCCCGATGCCGCGGGGAGACTGTTCCGCCCGGACGCTCTACGCGCCGGCCCCACGGATGGAGCCGCGATGCCCCGCCAGAAGCCCACGCCGAAAGCCTCGAAGAAGCCCGCGGCGAAGGCCGGCGGCGAGCGGATGGTCTCCGTCCTCGGGTCGATCCTGGAGCCCTACGCGTGGGGCGGGCTGGCGAACACGCGCGTCGGTCCCGAGATCGCGGTGAAGGTCTCTTCGATCTTCTCGGTCTGCCGGTTCATCGGCCAGGGCGTCGGCGTGATGCCGATCCACATCCGCAAGACCATGCCGAACGGCCGGAAGGTCGCGTTCGTCCCGCCCCACGGAAACTGTTCGTACACGATTCGGAAGCGGCCGAACCCGTGGCAGACGGCGTTCGACTTCATGTCGCTCCAAGGCTACTGGACGGCGCTCCACGGGAACGGGTTCGCGCGGATCGTCCCGGGCGACCGCGGGTGGATGACGAGTTTGATCCCGATGCACCCGACGCGGGTCCGGATCGAGCAGCTGGCGGACTACACGATCCAATACAAGTTCCTCGACTCCTCCGGCAAGTGGATCCCGCTCCGCCAGGAGGAAGTTCTCCACTGGAAGTGGATGTCGGATAACGGCCTCTGGGGAATGGCTCCGTCGGAGGTCTGCGCCACGTCGATCGGCCTCGCCCGGCAGCTGGACATCGCCGCCACGGCGTTCTGGCAGAACGGAGCCCGCCCGGACTTCGTGATCGAGACGGACGAGAAGCTCGACGATCGGGCGATCAACGAACTCCGCGCCCAGTTCCGCGAGATGTACGGCGGGCAGAATCGCGGCGCTCCGGCCGTGATGAAGAAGACCATGCGGCTCGTCCCGGTCCAGGGCAACAGCATGGAGCAGTCGCAATACCAGCAGCTGCGGGACGCGATCCTCCCCGACATCTGTCGCCACTGGGGCGTCCCCTCGACGCTCCTCGGCGATCACAAGATGGCGCGCTACTCGAACCCGGAGCAGGAACACCTCTCCGCCCAGGTGTGGTGCCTCCTCCCGTGGCAGAAGCGGATGGAAGGGCCTTTCGACATGGTTCTCCAGCGCGAGTACGGCGAGGACGTGTATGTGAAGCTCGACAACCGGGCGCTACTCCGCGGCGACAACACCGCGCGGGCAAACCTCTACCGGGCGCTCTTCGCGATGGGCTCGATCAAACCGAACGAGATCCGCGACCTCGAAGACTTCGACGTGCTCGACACCGACGCCGCGGACGAGACGTTCATGCAGCTTGGGTTCTCGACGCTCGACAACGCGGCGGCCGTGGCGAAGGTCGGGGCCGCCGCCCCGGCGGCCCCCGCCGGCGAGCCCGAGGGCCAGGGCGTCCCCGAGGCGGGCGGGTTCCGCGAGGGCCAGTACGTGTACTGGGCCGGCGGCGAGGGCGTGATCGAACACCTGATGGTCGATGGAGTGCTCGGCGTGCCGGGCTCCCCGTTCGCGATCACGGCGACGCCGGACGACCCGGCCGCCTCGATCCGCGTCCACGAGAACCAAGCGCCGACGGCGTTCACCGTCGGGAAGCGCGTGGCCGAACTATCGGCCGAGCCCCTGACGACGGAGGACACGCCGTGACCGAGACGATCGAGCGCCGCTACCTACTCACCGCCGACAACCCCGACGCGATCCGCGTCGAGCATCGCGACGGGAAGCCGCCGGTCCTCACCGGCATCAGCCCCCCGTGGGATTCGCTCTCGGTGGACCTGGGAGGGTTCCGGGAGAAGTTCGCCCCGACGGCGTTCGACGGCCTGGTGGACCGGAAGCCGAACGATCCGCGAGGCAAGATCGACGTTCCGTTCCTGTTCGACCATCAGAGCCACCTCATCACCGGCCGGACGACGAACGGCCGCCTGGAGATCCGGAAGGGCCTCAAGGGTCTCGAATACACCCACGACCCGATCCAGACCACGAACGGCCGCGACCTCGTGATGCTCGTCGAGGACCGGACGGTGACCGGGGCCTCCTTCGCGTTCACCGCGGCGGCGGACGGCGAGAACTGGATCGAGGACGAGGGCGGGAACATCATCCGGACCGTGTTCCGGGCGAGCGGCCTCTACGACATCTCGGCCGTGACCTACCCCGCCTACCCGAGCTCGTCGATCGGCGTCCGGTCGCTCCCGCTCTGGAAGCGTGCCCGGGGCCTCGTGGCCCACCGGGCCGAGCCGAAGCCGCTCACGATCTCAATCGACTACGACCGGACGTTCTCCGCCGCGCCCGGCCTGTGGCGGTCCTTCATTGTGGACGCCACGGGGCGCGGCAATCGGGTGGTCTGCATCTCGCGTCGCGAGGACACCGAGGCAAACCGCGAGGAGCTCCGCCTCGCGTTCGGCGACCTCGATGTCGCTCAGGTTGTGCTGTGTGGCACGACGACCCAGAAGCGGGACGCCGCGGCGACCGCGGGCCTCGATGTGGACGTGTGGATCGACGACTACCCCGAGGGCATCCCAGCGGCCCGGGCCACGGAGCCCGACGCGGTCGCCCGGTCCCTGAAGGTCTCGACCCTGGCCGGGGCTCGCGCCGCAGCTGCGGCCGCGGCCGCCCGGATGCGACTCGTCACCGGCTGAAAGGAGCCCCCATGCCCTCGACCGTCACCGCCGCCCCCGTCGCCGCCGCCACGAGCCTCGACGCCGGCCTCCTGTCGAAGATCCACGCGTTCGTCGAGTCGGCCCGGTCCGTCGCGGCCGACGGCCTGACGTGGGTCGAGTTCGGCGAGCTCACGCTCGCCCTCCTCCGGCTCGTCGTGACCGGCCTCGACCAGGTCCGCGTGATGACGGGAGCCGAGAAGAAGTCTGTCGCCCTGGAGGCCGTGGGGTCGCTCTTCGACGCCGTGGCCGACAAGGCCGTGCCGGCGACCGTGTGGCCGCTCTGGATCCTCGTGAAGCCGGCGATCCGGTCGCTCGTGCTGGCGATCGCGTCGGGGGCCGTCGAGCAGGTGCTCGTCCTCGTGAGGGCCTGACCATGCCCCGCGGCATCATCGACCAGGTCCGCCTTCTCCACGAGTGGTCGCCGCTCCTCGGGTACGGGCGGAAGCTCTCGGCCACGCTCGACGCCCGGGAGCGTTCGCTCGTGATCGCCGAGATGGTCGCGTGGCTGGCGACGAAGACCGAGACCACGCTCGACGACCGGATCGTGAGCCGGATCGCGGCGATCCTCCGGACACCCGAAGGCGAGGCGCTCGTCCGCGACCTCGTCGCGATCGGCGACTCCATCGCGGACGCGACCCTGGAGCACGACACGTGACCACCCTCCTCCCCTACCTTCAGTCGCTCGTGGGCGTGCTCCTCGTGGGCTACGCCGCGGCCCTGCTCTTCCAGCGTACCCGGGGGTTCATCGCCGCCCGGCCCTCGCCGGCGAACGTGCCGGTGGACGACGTGAGGATCGTCTCCGACCTGGCGACGCGGCTCCGTGCCCAGGGTAAGACCACGGCCGTGGAGATCGCCCTCCAACTTCACGCCGAGCTCCTGAAGCCGGAGACGAAAACGCCGTGAGGGAGATCGTCCTCCTGATCGCCGGGCTGATCCTGATCGGCGGCGTCCCGACGCTGCCGGCGGTGCCGTGGCCCGCGCCCCCGACGCCGCCGACGGTCGTCGCCCCCGGGCCGGCGACGGCCGCGGTCTACGTGTACGAGAAGGACTCCTCGGCCGTGCCGACGGCCGTCACCGCCGGCCTGAACAAACTGAACCGCGAGCGGAAGATCGTCGCGAACCTGCTCGAAGCCGACACGACCAACGGCGGCGGGCACGTGCCGACCCAGTTCCGCCCGGCCCTCGACGCGGCGACCGCCGCCGGGCTCCCCGCGCTGGTCGTGCTGTCGGGGACCGCGGTCCTCCGCGTGGTCCCGGCCCCCGCCACGATCGCCGCCGTCATGGAGGCCGTCCCGTGACGCTCATCGACCCGAAACTGATCGACGTGTTCCCGGCCGAGCACGACGGCTACCCCGACCACCTGGCGGCAGAGGACACGGACGACGCGCTCCGCGACGCGTGCGGGTCCGCGAGCCGCGACTTCCCCGAGTCGATGTGGATCGAGCCGCGCGACTGGGCCGACCGGGCCGCCGACAACGATCGGCACGGCACGTGGGGGATGAACTTCATCGACCGGTTCACGAACCAGCATCCCACGCACGAGTGTACGTGCCATTCCCTCCGGGCCAACTTCGAGGCCGCCCGCAACCGCGCTCGCGGCGTGATCTACGCCGACGGCCCGGTGGTCGGCCGCCGCTACGCCGAGTCGGGCGAGTATGGGTCGGTGTGGATGTCGGCCCTGTCGGTGTACGCCGAGGCGAACCCGGACCGCTGGGGCGGCGCGAACGTCCGCCGCGTGCTGGAGATCGCGGTCCGTCGCGGGATGCTGCCGGACCTCACCCAGCCGGCCGACTACGGGTTTCGCCACGCGATCAACGGCACGAGCGGTCGGGGCAACTCGAACCAGTCGGGCGGCGCGTGGGTCAGCCTGTCGCGGTTCCCCGAGGGGTGGCGGGAGACGGCGGCCCACTTCCGGCCGCTCGAAGTGATCTTCCCCGAGTCGTACGAGCAGGCCGTGTGCCTCGTCCTTCACGGCCTGGTCGTGAGCGTGGGCCGCTCCGGCCACGC